TTACTGATTATAACTTGATTTTACTAACTTTTGCTCTCCGCCATTTCCTGTTCCAGTCTTAATTTGTCGGCAACCATTGCAATAAATTCTGAGTTCGTAGGTTTCCCCTTGTCGGTATGAACGGTATATCCGAAAATACTGAAAGTAAGTATATATCAATGTTATAATGTCATTACTAACTTTTATTTCCTCCGTTGTTTTTTAGTTATTTTAACCATTATTCATAGGTTTTTTAAAAAAAGTTTATAGGTTTACCTATATAGGTATTATACCATATTTTAAGATTAATATGAAGGATTAATTTCATATCTATAACAAGTAAAAAAGTCACAGGGTATAAAAACAGTACCTTCAAAATGAGTATTACTTGTTTCAGAGGTACTAAAAACAGTACCTTGTATCAGTACTAATAATAATGTAACTAATATATAATAATCTAACTAAGTAACTTGTGTTTAGTCTATCTTCCACATATTAATATTTCTTTTTCAATTGCCATCTCACCAGTATCCACATCAGTTGCAATCAATTTTATATTTTTCTTTCCATAAAAATCATTTGCAATTATACTTGCAGAATTATCTGTTGTTTCTGTAATAGTTACAACAGTTGTATCAGTTACTTCAAATGTGAATATTCCATCAACTTCTACACCATCTACAAATTTATGTACAGTATATATAGCAGGTGGGTCATCTAACCATATTTCATTATCAGAAACATCTGGATATGGCATTTGTGCAGTTATTGTATAGGTTATTGGTACTTCTGGTTCTTCTTCTTTTACAGTTAATAATATTGTTTCAATTGTATCTCTTTGTATATCTATTTCACCTACAGTAGTTTCATATCCTTCTTTTTCTATTGTGTAAGTATATATTCCTTTTGGAATCTGATAAGATTGATTTGCTATTATATACATTTCATTTTCATCTTTATCTGTTAGTTTTATAATTACATCTGCAATACTTTCTTCTGTTTCTACATCTTTGCAAACAAACGTAACCATTGCATCTGTATAACTTTCTTCTGAAGTGTCGAATGGCATTATAGGAATAATGTTTCCATTCAATCGGTCTTTTTTTAATCCTCCATCCTCTGTCCATCTATCAGCAATTTCATTTATTTGGTCATCAAGATGTGAATTTAATACCCACCATAATGATATTTCCATTATATTTTCTTTTGTTTCATTTTTTCCCCATATTTCATACTTATTGTTGAATTTGAGTACATGAGTACCTACTGTTATTTTCCTTGAAACCTGTGTAATTGGTAATAACGCTTTATAATAATCTCCCCTTGTAACCCAAATTTTACTCTCTCTTATTGCCATCTCTGATGATGTAAAAATTACTGGAAATGCATATAATTTCTCATCAATTATAATTTTTAATATATTATCGCACTTCCTTATTGTTGCCTTATTGTATATATTATATCTTTTATCATTTGTCGCTGTAATTATCATCCACCACTTGTCCATATAAAATACATACATACCTTGTTTAATTGGAAATTTTGTTATTATTTCTTTATCATCATCATTATTATCTACATTTTGCAAGAGTATTCTTGCAGGTTCATTATTTATTTTTATATCTTTACCCAATTCACGTATTAAAAAATCTACATCATTATCTAAATTTATATTAAATATACTCATATAATCACCCTTTCTAATTGATTTATAAAATAGAGGTATGTAATAGGTCAAGACGAAAATAAAAAGCCCTCTAATCACCTCCTGTATAAATACCCCTTTTTTATCATTTTTTCACCCTCTACAAATGGCATGGTTGACACGTTTTAAAAAATGAAAAAAGGGCATATTTTAATAAAAATACACCCTCAACCCCTATATTTTATATGTAATATGTATTATTTAAAAATCCAAACAAATGTTGCATCATTTTCTGAAACCATTTCATCTGTAACCATGTTTGCAATTTTCTTCCTTAAATCGTCTATCCTGTTTTGTAGATTAGTTGCAAAATGTGTTATAGAAATATCATCCGTTTTATAATTTTTCATTGTAGTAGGATTATTTGCAATACTTTCAAGTACATTTAATGCTGTTGAATATATAGCCTTTTTATTTGTGTTACTATGTGCATCATATTCAGTTATATCTGTAAGGTCATTTTCCATCAGGTAAACTATTAACTTTTCATCCTCAATATCAAATCCTTCAATTTCCATTTTAAGACGTGCTAAATTATCCATATTATCATTCCTTTCTTTTTTTTGAGTTACCCTCAACTTGAGGGTAGTTGTCATTTTGATTATTGAATGTAGTGTCATACTGTGCGACAGTAAGTAGAACTGTAGCAGTTCGAGTTGAGAATGGCTCGTTACACAATATTGTGCAAGTGTAAGAGGACATATAAAAAAAGGACTAGGAAATTAAATCCTAATCCTTGAATCACATTTTGTAATTTAGATTATTTGTATTGGAAGGTTTGTTTTTATTTAATTATTTAAAATATACTAAAGGATCATTTTCATCATCAGTATATAAATTTTCCTTTGCTCTATCAGTAATTGTATTAAAACTATCTCTAATTGATTCTAAACGTTCTACATCTGTAATGGACAGTTCTTTGTTTGCCAATTCTTGTGTTTGCTCTTGTATTTTGTTTATTAATTTATTGTTTTCTCCAAAATCAATTATTGCTTTAAGTAAATCAATGGCTTGTTTATAACTACATTCACTATCTTTAACATCTCTATATGCCCCTTTAGTTGCAATTGCCCTAAATGGTTTCTGTTTATTTGCCTTGTTATATTCTGTTCTAATCGTAAATCCTTTGTATTCCTCTGTGTAATTTTTATCCATACCCTTATCCCCTTTTTTTGTTTTGTTTTGAAATATAACATTTAATTAAGTAATATTATTTATAAATATTTTGAAAATAATCATCAATTACTATATAATCTCCACATTTATTACAATTAATTCTAATGCTTCCTAATTCAACATCAACATCACTCAAATCTTCTATTTCTTCTAATTCCCCATCTAAGTTTACATCTAAATTATTTGTACTAAACTTATTATTTAATTCATCATTTAAACTTATTTGATGTCCCTGCTTATTAGATTTTAATTCAATTAAATTACCACAATTACATCTAATAATAATACTCATGTTATTATCCATTACACTTATCCCCCTAATTAATTTTTATTCTGTTCAATCCAATATTCATTCATTACTTCAAATATCCAATCAATATCTTTTATCGTAGAACTTTGAATTATTCTTTCACCAGTCGTTAAATCCTTTTTAATTCCATCTAAACTACCATTTAATGATTCGAGTATTAATAATTCATAGTCATTTAACTTGCTTTTATATTCTATTTTATTCATTTTGTCAAAAATTTTGCTGATGTCTTCTTCATAATAGGTATTGTCAGCCATACTATCCGCTAGTAATTCATATGCTTTATTTAAATCTTTAAAAAATGTTTTGCTTTCTATTCCATCAGGTAATTTATTGCTTTGACACTCCGTAAACACTATACTCATACACAATACTAATATCAATGTTAAAATATACTTCTTTTTCATATATATCCCCCCTTTAGTATTTCACTATATTATACCATAGTTGGAATATGTAATGTTGAAATTGTACAAATCTTTTGTATATGTTGATATATTGAATTTTTTTAGAGTGAGTGTAATAAGGTTTGCTATAATAAAAATTTATGTCAAATGGGGTAACAACTTATATACCCCTTCATTTTATATAATTACCATTTTCTGTATACATCATAGATTAATCACGAATCAATATTATTAGTCACAAAACATAGTTTTTATGACTAATTTTTATATAATATTGTATATAACATATCTTATATACGATATTATTTACCCTATTTACCTAATATTTACCATTTATATATGTTTTCTTTACTATAGTAAAGTTTATTGTTATATACTTATCAACCTTATCCCATATATTACCTTATATACCCTTATATTATCCATTTATTCCCTTATATATAGATGTATATAATTTACATTTATATGGGAATATATGTTATATTTCATATACCCCCATAGAGTATAGATATATTACATATATTTACAGGGAAATATTGACTATATATTGACATTTATTAGGTTATATTATGGGATTATATTGGGATATTATGTAAATCTATTTCAATCCCTACTACTTTAATAGGTATTGGTTTACATAATATCTATAGTAACAGGCGAGTTTTCACAACTCAAATCCTTCTACTTGATAAACATTATCAATTAGCCATCCTACACCTACTCAACTGCCGAATATTCGTCACCAACTAACTAAAGAATACAAATCAATCGTCAACCTAACCAAATCTACAAGTTTACAATACAATACATAATACAAACAAACCAACACTATCACTATACACATATACCATATACTATTATATATACATTAATATAGGTATAAGGATATATAATTACCCTAATACATATGTAGATAGTTTATACACCCTTGTATACCTATTTTATGCCATTCTTTAAAACCATTAATAATGTATTATATATTAATCTTCTACATTAACATTAACCTTATCCTTATTATCCTTATTGCTCAACTTCTCTAGTTCTGCATTAACATCTATTGTATATGGATTAACCTCCACTGCCCTTTCTATACTCATTATACCACTTTCTGTTGCTGTAGATAAATTAGTTATTATTTCACCACAATTTTGAGGTATATTCATATTGAATTGACAATCTATATATGCATCTTCTTCTATATTATATCCTAGATAGTTTAATAACTTCTTCATCTTACCCCATCTTTTCTCAAATCCCTCTTTAAGATATAAAGAGTTCATACTACCTTTAATTTCTGCTAAACTATACATCATCCTTATACTTGTTTCACTTAAATTAGATACATCTTGACTATTCAATGCAATACTAGGTGTCATTGATATATCTAACATACTTTGTTTAAGAGTTTTAAATAATTCTTTGAAGGATTGATAATCCATTTTATTATTCACAAATTGAAAATCTGCATCTTCTGCTAATTGTAGTGCATACCCTACTGCATTTTCATCAATTCCCCCATCCTTAGTGTTTAACTTTGTTCCTTTAAATAATGGAATTGGATTAAGATACTTATAAAAACTATCCATATATTTACTTATTAAATCTTCCATTGCATCAAGTATATCTATATATTCTCTTAAACTTGCTTGTCCTACTAATTCATCTTCTTCACTACTTAATACATAAGGTATAGGTAACCCACTTAAATTATTGTATTGTCCTGTGCAATGTAAATCTCCACCTATATCATTATATTCTTCTACAGTTGTATCTGTATATATTGTATAATAACTTACACCATCCCAAATATAATAATGTATTCCTGCTATCATTGTACCAGTTTCATCATATATAGGGTAAAAATCTTCACCATTAAACAACATACTTTTAATCCTATTGTTATTGTCTATATATACATATTCGTATGTTTCCCCATACTTTACCATATTAGATAATATCTTATAATCTAATTGATGATATTTTCCCTCTCTGTAAACTGTTTTATATTGTTCAAGTGCATCAAGGTTATTTGATATTAATGTAATTGGATTCTTCAATAAAAATGCTGTTTCAAAACTTAATAATGTCTTTGCATAGTTTAATATAATCTTCCTTGTTGTGAATACTTTACCATTATATACTTCATCCTGTCTTAACTTAATCTTATGTTTACCACTCAAATAATCTCTATTGTTTAATATACCCCTTACCCTATTCATGTGCCAATAATCCTTTACTTCATCTTGAAACCAGTATATATCTCCATCATATTTTGAATTGATATATTCATTTAACTTATTCATTCATATTACCTCCTTCATCTTTTAGTTGTACAAGTTTATCCATTAATTTTGTTGGTAAAGGAATACCACATTTTGCAATATTCTCAAGAATAGATATACCTTCATTTGCAATAAAGAAATAACAAGTTGCTGTCCTAAATATCCAACCTTGTCCACTAAATAATCTATCTAATAATACTGCAACAATTAAAACTATCATTATTAATAATTTTTTACATATCCCTCTAAAACCTATTTTACTGTCAACTTCTTTATTTATATATGCAACTATTACACCTGTAACATAATCTATTATCATAAAACTAACTAATATTTGTATTGCCAAATCCCATCCTCCAAAAATCCATGTAAGAAATGTTCCTATACAAGCGAAAATTGAATTAAATATTGTTTTACTATTCATTATTATTACCTCCTATGTTTTTATAACATTCATCTTGAATGTTTAACCCCCCTTAAAATTAAGGACACTCTTTTAGATGTGTATTTTTTGCACATCTAAAAAAAAGACTCCCACTTTAACTGTAGTTAGTCCTCTTATATATAATATCTTCCCATCTTCATACTTTGTATTGCTAAAAATAATGCATCACATAAATCATCATGATTTCCTTCACCTTTTGTATTTCCAAATTTTCCGTTTACTTCTTGATATATCTTTAATTGTTCAAGTGTTTCTTTATCATTTACAATTACAATCCCAGTTTCTATTGCTTCTTTTGCATCATTGACTAAAATTGTTTTACTTACATTATCTTGATACCATCCATGTTGCCATTTTGCTCTACCAGTAATTTTGTCTTTTTTCTTTGTTTTACTTAGATTTATATATTGCTTTTCTTTCCATAATCTTTGCAAAATATCAATTCCATAAGAGTTTCTCTCTACCATTAACATTGCATAATTGTAAAATAACCCCAAATCATTGACAATATCCGTAAATTTATATGTTGGTATATCATTTCTGTTAAATGTTGCCACTTGTTCCCCATTGCTATCTAATATACATATTGTACTATCATCACCTTTTCCAGTTCCTAGTGCTGTATCTACACCACCAAAATACCACTCTTTAGGTTTAGGCAATTCATATATATTTAATCCATTTCCTATGTACCTTTGTAAACTTAATGGTAAATCAGGTACATTTTTCAATGGTGTAGGTACATAATTCATACGTTCAGTTATTATATTTGCATCAAATACACCGACATTTGTTGCAATAAATGCCTCCTCGGGAAATGCTGGGTACTCTTGTCTAAAACTATCTTCTTTCATTCCTTCCAATTTCCATTGCCTCCACATCAACTGTTTCAAGGTAACATTGGTTTTTTCAAGTAACATTTGTTCATATGGTGTAAGTTCTAAAGGGTCTGATGATAATGGTTCTCCATGATTCGTGCTTTTATACCATTCAACTGCCAAATCTACCTCGTATCTAAATAAATCTAAATGTGATTTATCTGTCCATCCATAGAAAAATGGTTTATATCTACTTCTACCTTTACTTGAATCTTGCCATAATTTATAATGATTATTTTGTACTCCTCTTGCTGTGGATTCTATGATTATCATACTATTTTTGTTTTTTGCTAGTGCCTGTTCAACTGTTGCAAGTCCTACTTCTTGCTGTGTATCTGAATATAGTGCATACTCTGATAGATGCACCATTTGTAGTGTCATTCCTGCACCTAATCCATCTGAAGGACATTGAACTATAATTCTACTACCATTACTCAATCCTAACTCATCTCTATTATTTTTATCTTCATCAAGTCGAATATTTTTTGGAATACTATTTTGCATTGTCTTTAATCTATTGAATAATTCTCGTAAACTTGGTTTATTGTGTGCTACCATTAGGTATGTAGAATTTGGTATTCTATACGCATAATACAACATAATACCTAAACTTAAAGTTGAAAATCCTAGTTGTCTTGACTTTAAAATTATGTTATATTTACTTCTATTTTCCAAAAAATCCTTTTGTGCTTTATTAACTTTAAATGGAATAAGTTTATTTTCTGCATCCAATATCTTTACAAAATTAAGTAACCAAAGTTCTATATCACTATTAATAATTTCCATCTTTTCCTTTGTAGTCATTTTCTTTGCCATATTACCACCTTCCTATACATAATAAAAATAAGGGTATGTAATATGTCTACTAACATATTCAAACCCCTTACAAGTCAATCTATAGTGTCTATTCTATTATTAACCCATCATCTTCTTCCTTTTCTTCTATCTCTTGAAACTTATCAATTGATTTTCTATATTTCTTTATTTCCCCTTGCAACATAACCACATTTTTAATTGCCTGACTATCTCCTTCTAATGCTTTTTCCTTTGTTGCATTATATATATCAATTAAATCACTTGCAAATTTATCTTCATGCCACAAAAATAATAATTTTTTATATTCTGCACTACTCTCCCAACGTTTCATATTGTTTAAGAAAAATTCTTTGTCAGTTATTTTTCCACTCATCCAACTTTTACTACAATATTTTATAAATTCATCTTCCGTCATAGAACCATAATCAATTTTTATATTTTCTATACCATTTTTCCATTGAAAATATACTTTTCTTCTTAGATTTTTTACTTTAGATAATTCTTCCCAAAATGTAGTTGCCATTTTATTCATCCCTCCCTAACAATTCGTCTAAATCCAATTTCATATTACCTAATACTCTCAACATTTCTGTTTGTACTTCCTCCAATGTCATATTTTGTATTCTTTGTTTTTCTTGCTCTGTCAAAACATAATTAATATTCTTTTTTATTTCTTCTAAATCTCCATATAACTTTGTATAAAATTCTTCATTTTCCTTTTTATAATCTTCTATTCTACTTACATTTTCCATTGTTTATATACCTCCTTAGAGGTCAACCAAATTGACCTTGAATTACTGTTTCCACTCACACTTTAAGTGTGAACGGATTTTAATATATAAAAAAGACACCTACAAAAGTAAGTGCCTAACTCATTAAATCATCAATTATATCTTCTATATCAGTTGTTTCTTCTTGTTCCTCTTGTTGTTGTTCTGTAAATTGTAAACTTTCTGGTTTATATTTATTTATTACATCTACTGTATCTTCTTTTTTAATATTATGTTTCTTTTCAAATTCATTCCAAAATTCCTCTTTTTCTTCTACACCATTCAACCAATCTAAATTATCATTATCAAGTTCATTTACTGAACCTGTTTTATCTTCTATTATTTCACCTGTTTCAGTATTAACCTTTATTTTTTTTGGTGGTTCTCCAAAATAACTTTTAGGTTCAGTACTCGACACTTTGTCTACTGTTGGATTAAACAATACAAATTCATCAATTCTCTTTTCTACTAAATCTTCATCATTTTTAATCAATTCCCAATATTCTTCTTCTTTTTGCCTTAATTCTTCAACCTCATCATCAGAAATATTTTCATCATAATAACCATGATAAAGATTTCTTAAATAATTTACTCTACCTTTTAAACTTCGCTTATCATTTGCTGTTTGATTATTAGTAATTCTTATACCATCTTCAATTAATTCTTGTTTGTATTCTTCTTTCTTTGTTTTTAGCAATTCTTTAGAACCTTTATAATTCATTGCATACATATAATTACTTTCCTTAACACTACCATCTTTAAATTTTTTAGTACCTACATTATCAGTAATTATTAATTTTAATTCCTTTTCTAATACATCTACCATTCTTGATATAACTTTTCTACTTTTTAAACCAATTGAATATGCAATATCTGTTTGATTCCAATAACAATATCCCTTAATACCAATTCTATATTTTAAAAATGTAAACATATTAAATAAATTATATACATTTTCTTCTTTACAATTTACTATGGCATCAAGTTCAAAATCATAAATCGCTGTATAATCAGTTTCTGGAATATCAATATCAACATAAATTAATTGATTATTATTTATTTTAGAAATATCTACATCAGAAATAATAATATTATCCTTTTGTAATTGTACAAGGCAATCTTTAATTTTCTTTTGTTGTGTACTATTGTTTTTCTTAATATCTAACACATCAAATAAATATTGTAGATTAAATATATATTGTCCTCTAATAAGTAAATTTTTCTGTATAAGTGCAAGAATTAATATACTTTCAATTCCATATTGTTCTTGATATTCTTTAGTAAAAAACTTATTATCTACAAAAACAAACTTTTCATTTTCTAACTGTTCATATGTTTTCATTATATATACCTCCTAAAATTTAATTAACTTTATATGTAAACACAAACAAGAATATACATATCCTTATTCGTTGTTGAAAAAGGAAAAAGAATAATCACTATGTACAGATATGTAACTAAATTAATTACAACTACAAAACTAAAATATACACTAACAAACAAAAAATAACATTGTACACTCTTTAGAGTGTGCATAATACTTTAGTTATATTATTTATATATTTAGTTATAGTATTTATCTGTCCATATTTTTATAAGATTTTATAAATCTATTCGAGTACCACTTGATTATTTTTATAAGAATTTATAAATATATACACATGGGTTATAATATAAATATATCACACCTTATAGTGTTTGTCAAATATTTATAATATCTTATAATTTTATACACATCGGTTACATATTAATATTGTGTTTTGCTTTAAGATAATTTTTAAGTTCTTCCGTTTCCTGAAACATAAATACTGTCCTGTTTCGATTCTTTGGATTTGCTTTTATATCCCTTATAATAAAATTGTTCTTCAATAAATCTTTTGTAACTGTATAAGAATAAATGTAAATATAATTCATCTTCCATACCTCCTATAAAATAAAAGTAACGTGTTGTTTTAATCCACACGTTACATAAAATAAAAAGACCAATCCATTTTTCGGACTAACCTTATTTTAATAAATTAATTAAATCTTTATATTGTTGCATATCTTCTATACTGCTATCAGTTTTTTGTACATACTTATTCAATATTACTTTACCTTTCATATTTTGTCTTGTAACTCTTACCCTTTTAGCCTTTACTCTAATTGGTTTTACTATACCTCCAATTCTCCTTTTAATAGTTGTTTTCCCCCTTTTAATTATTTTTTATTAGGATTAATCTTTTCTAATACAGTTAAAGACGCTGTATTTCTATATGTTTGTGCATATGTAAATATGTAATTATGTATCTGTTTTCTACTATTTATGTATTTTGTTCCACCTTGCATTTGTTTCATTTTTATGTATTCTTTATCTTTGCTTTCTTTAAAAAATGGGACAAATTGACAAGTTGGTAATGTGATTTTTGTATCTAATACATCTGATATACCTTTTAGGTCTATTTCGGTTTCTAAATAGCCATCTTGATTAATCCATATCTTGCCATCCCTATCCTTTTTCTTTTGTCTAGGTATCTTTATATTATATTTTCTTGCTAAATCAATGAAATCTTGTTCTTTATGTATCTTAATTATATCATACAATTCAGGATATTGTAAAACATCCACTAACCATTTCCTTTGTGTTTCATGAAATCCATTATAAAATCCATAATAATGTGAATCTATACACATTATTAACATTTTACCTTCTTCACTTAATTGACTAATATCATAATTATAATAAGATAATACGATTACAAGTGTAGAACCTGCATATTTATCAGTGTAATTTGCTCTTGATATTTTATCTATATTATTAAGATTTGCACTATTGGTATTAAACCTATCATTTTTTGATAATGCTGTGACGTGATTACTCCAACATCTTGCATCACCCATAATAAAATCTATATCACAACCTAAAATTTTATTCTCTTGTTTATAGCCTTTTTCTATGTATAACATATTAAAATCATAAAAGAATTTTACATCATCCCATTTTTCATCTTGTATAAAATTTGTAACTAAAATACTGTCACTATCATCACTTAAACATAAATCATAAAAATCATCATTATCATTGCAAAATTTTGGAAATCTATCCTTATATTCTTGTTTCATTTTAAACAACCCCTTTGTTTTCTATGTAATCTTTGTATTGCTCTATTTTCTCTTGTTTCATATCTGCTTTGTTGCACTCATATTTACTAAGTAAAGATACTGAACAATAAATATTGTTTGCTATCTCTGTTAATGTAATATCTCTTGCTATCCTTTTAAGTTTCCATGACTTCCTATCCATTTCTATCCTCCCTTCCTTCAAATAATTGAAATTAAAGATAAATAAAAAAGATGAAGGGATTTAGTCCCCTCACCTTGATTTGACTTTGACTTACCTTGACTTTATATATATAATTATGCACCTGTTGTCAATGTGAATAATGAAACTGCTTTTTCATTTAATAATTTGATTGTTGATTCTGCAATTACCTGTGCTTTAACACTATCTCCAGTTTTTGCTAGCATTTCAAATGCTGGTGTTCTTAAAAATGCAATTCTTACAAATGAAGGATCAAATATTAATATTTTATCTGCATCCATATGTCTATCTAATATTAAATGTACATTTCCAAAATTAGTTTGAATTGTATTAGCCAAAATACCAAACTTATCATTTTGTGCTTGGTAGTAATATTTGTCCTTGTAAAGTGCATCTATTTTTTCTTTTAAATCTGCATTTACTAATGCAACATATTCACCAGTTCCTAAACCATTTTCCCATAACTTTCTAACTGTTGCCTTTAATGCATCTTCAGTAAATGTATCAGTTACTTTATTTTTAGTTGCAACAAAGTTTTGAAGTCCTTGCATCCTTCTTATTCCTGATGTAGAACCATCATCTTTTACAGAATTTAAAAATGCCTTTTCCATGTTAATTTTCATTTCAATTAGCCTATCGTTTAATTCTTCTCCTAACATATCTTTAATCCCTACAACATCACTTGCCATTGCTGAACCTGACACTGCAACGGAACGTTTAAATATTTGGCAAACATTGTTCTTTTCTTTTCTTACTGAATTTTGAAATTCATTTGTTTCGCTACCTTCTGCCACTGACATATCTTCATCTATATTTAATTCCTTTTCTCTCCATGTAACTATTTTTGAAGTCGCTTTATCATATTGGTTTGAACCTAAAATCAAAGTTGTCAATGGAGTATCCATTGGATGTACCAATGAAATCTCACTCATTAAATCAATATTTTCATTTTGTGTAAAATTATTTGTCTTTATCATTATAAATCATCCTCCAATTATTTTTTAATTATTGAAATAATCTTCCTAGTTTGTTACTTATCATACCTTGTACATTACCTTCTTTTTCTGCTTTGCTATAATCATCATCTTTTCTTGTTTCTTGTGGTTTATAACCTGTATCTTTGTTATTTTTAAATACCTTTTTCAACTCATTAATTTCTTCCTCATTCTCAATATCAATATCAATCCATTTTGCAAGTTGTGAAGGGATATTGTTCTCTTTTAATACATCTACTGTCTTATAATATTTTTCCTTTTGTTCGTATTTCTTTTGTTTTTCTTCATATTCTGTTATTTTATCTTGCATATCTTTAATTTCTTTAGAATACTTTGTTCTAACCTTATCAGTTTCACTTTGTATAATCTTTTGAAGTTGCTCATCTGTAAGCCTCTCCATATTTTGTTGTTGTTCTTGATTTTGATTAGTATTATTGTTTTCCATTTAAACATTCTCCTTCCATAGTTGCCTATGCTTGTCCCTTAAACGTTCATTATATTAAGTTACAAACGTTAGCACCTAATTATTTGTTTTAATTCTAATTCTTTTTCATAACTTAAATTCTTATGATTATTTAAGTAATAACTCATCATTGCATCACTTATATTTAATTTTCTTGCAATGAAATTTTGCTTGATGCCATTATCTTCAAGATATTGTTTTGTTTGTTCCCTTATATCTCCATACACCTTATATCCCCCTATTTTTTATATTTATATTGATATTGATTAAAAATAATTAACTAATGTATATAAAAACAAAGATACAAACTATTGTTGCACCCTTGTAATTTTAAAAAGGGGTTGCAACGTATAACCACGTTGCCTGTCTAGTTTACTTTTTTAAAAAAGGAGTTGGGATTTGAACCCAAATGAAACTAGCAAAGTTACCGAATTATTATGTTAAAAATGAGGACTTAAAAATAAGCCCTACTATACATATTTACATTTGCAAATATATATAATACGACTCACTTAAAACATACCCTCTCTATTATATTAATAGTACCTTTACTAGCCATTTATGTGAACGTTTTATGTTAAATATCTAATATATACTACCTTCCCTATAGTTATGTAGATATACCAAGCATTTATACACTATTCTTTTGTTAAATATATATGTATGGGGCTACCCCTCCCCTAATAGACCATCCATCAAATCGACACAAACGGCATGGTTGACACATTCTTGATTTTATGATATTTTTTAATACCACTCAAACCATTGATTTCAAGCCATTACAAAACTCGTCAACTTCAAACACGTTTTACATATTATCTCTTATTTCTCTCATTCTAATTTTCGTTTTTTGTCTATTTGTTTCTATTTTTATGCTTTTTTGATACCTTGACATATATTTTATTATAGTGTATAATGTAAATTGGATAAGTATGTGAAAAACAAGATAGAGAATTAAAAAAAATTAACCCTCTATCTATGTCCTTACATATATGTAGACAGTCCCACCGTTACCGATTAGATGATATTTACATTCTTTTCTGGTGCAATTGAGTAATATTTCTCTCCATCTACTACTATATATTCATCTTGTTTCTCTTGCCCTGTTGCTTTATCTTCTCGTATATATGTATATACTGTATTATCTACAAATTTGCCCATTACCTTTGGTTTTTGTGGTTTTACAGGTAATCTCTTTACTTTACTCATATTATCATTGTATTTCAGTAATTCTATATAATTATAAACTTCTTTAATAAAATATGTACAAAATTGACGCATTGTATCAGTATGTATGTCTTTATTTTTGTTTAAGTTAAAGTATCTTACCAATTCACTATCTATATCGCTGTCATACAATATATATAGTACAAATTCTTCATTAATATTATTATTGATAAAATCAATTACATCTTTTTCATCTTCAATATTATTTAAAAAATTCTCTAACATTTGCATTTTATCTTGTCTTGTATTAATTTCAGGTACTTGTCCATCATATGCCTTTATAATCTTATTTTTTATAACATTAAATGTTTTTCTTACATTGCCCTCTGTTTTACCTAATATTTTTGATGCATCTACTTTTGTATATATTTCCCCATTATTGTAATTATCCTCTGTCATTTCAAGTGCTTGTAATACTTCTATTTGATTTTGAGTTAGTTTTGCATCTATATATATTTTTTGGAGTGTTATATCTATTTCCTCATCTGTTTTATATTCTTTTTTTACTATATCATCAGTAGAAATCATTTCCCCTTTTGTAATTTCTAAACCATTTTCATCTTCATATATAACCTCATCAAGATATATTGGTACATCTATATCTACTATTTTATCTTTTCCATCTGTTCTATCTCTATAAGCCCCAGTCCAATCATTTATTTTATCGTCTATTCGCTGTTCCATAGTGGTAATTATGTAAGATATATCATCTTTCTTTTTTTGCTCTGATATGTATATGTAATCCTTGTCCATGTTGTCTAATATATCAAATATAATATCTAAACATTCACTAAACATAATATCCCAATCTAATGTATGTATATTTTTATACTTATTATATAACTGTATGTATTTCTGATTAATTCGCCTATCAGTAAAATAATACCTTGCCTCAAGTTCATCATTGCCATAAATTTTATTCTTATAATGTTTCCATTCTGCACCTACTAAACCCTCTTTAAATTCCTTTTTAAGTTTAAACATAATAACATCTCTCCTTTTTTGTTTTCTCTATATATTTCAAAAAACACAAATTGGCACTATTTTTTAAGCAAAATAACATTTTAAGTTATCTGCTAAAATAGCACCTACTAAAAACTTATTATTTAATATGTAATTATACCTTCATAAAATTCCCCCTCTATTATATATATACCCATTATTATATAGATTAAACATAAATAGTGCTTTAGTCCTATGTTTACCTCTTAAACTCTGTCTATATCATCACCCTATACTAAAAGTATATCACACTATATTTCATTTGTCAAATGTTTCTATTGACACTGTATATAATATATGTTATATTTTAATATTACCCTTTTTACATCTGATTAAAACTCCAATTTTATTCAGATGTACCAAAATATCCACTTTTAGCCATTTTTCTAATGTTTTTTATAAATAACCCCTGTAACCATTGATTTTACTATGGTTGAACCACTTTTATATGTTTTTTAATATATATTATGAAATAACTGATTAAAACTACCATTTTAAAGAGATATAACTATATAACCCTCTAATTTGCTTTCTATGTACTTTTACAATATCACTATACTAATACCATTACCACATAAAAGAAAGTGCCTACAAAGGCACTCTACACTAAAAAAACTTGATTATTTCATCTGTATCGTTATTGAATATTACACTTGCACCAATCCTCATACCTTTTTGCAAGGCATCTTGATATTCTTCATCACTAATGAAAAATATAAATTTCCTTATTTCTCCAGATATGATTTTTATATATAAACTGTTCCAATCCCAAACTGTACCTGTCATTATATTACCTCCTACCAACTAATTAAATCGATAGGATTGTGTTTCATGTATTCTTTTCTTATATCTTCCCTATCCATATTCAAATATATTTCTGTTACTTCTACACTAGAATGGTCTAATAACCTACTTAATACATATATAGAGCCACCATTTTTTAAAAACTCTGTTGCAAATGTATATCTTAATCGGTGAGGATAAACATTATCTATGTTTGCAAGTTCTCCAACTTTTCTTAAATTCGATTCAAAATTTGGTACTGTCATAGGATTTTTACGTTGTGTAGGGAATAAATAATCAACATTCATATATCTATCCTTAAACCTAATCCATTTTTTTAGTTCGTATGATAATTTATTATTCATATAAGATACTTTTTCTTTCTTATTTTTTGTATCTCTGAATAATATAGTATTACTATCAAAGTTAATATCGTTAGTTTCTAGTGATAAAGTTTCTCCAACCCTTGCACCTGTTGTTAGTAATAATTTAGTGATAACATAATCCCTATATCCATAAAATGTACTAATATCAAAAGTTTTAAACAATCGTCTTATTTCATCTCTTGATAGTGGTTCTTTTTTTTCTTGAACTTGTTTAAGTTGTTTAATATTCTGCATAGGATTATCTCTTATAATTTTTTCACTTTGCAAGTAGTTATAGAATACCTTGATGTTTCTAATATAATTATTAATTGTAACTGTAGATATTTTTTTACCATAATCAGTTCTACCCTCTGGATTGTTAATATCCATATTCGCTGTTTGAACTGTATATTTTCCTCTCTCTTTAAGGTATTCTATATACTCTCTCACCTGCCTTGTTGTAACTTTGTCTACTTCTTTTACATCTTGTTCATTTTCCATATAAAGTTGGAATAATTTTAATGTTTGTTCATAAGATTTCATTGTCTTTGTAGATAAATTTTTAGCACTACAATACAACATAAAATCTTCTACATAATAATTAAAATCCTTCATCCTTAACCCTCCATTTTTATTTGGAGGATATAAAAGTTAGTTGATATAATTTTAATAGTTTATTGGTATGATTTAAGGTTTATAGGTTTTCTAATATGGATGCGAACACCCTCAAACCCTGTTAACTTTTGCTCTCCGCCATTTCCTGTTCCAGTCTTAATTTGTCGGCAACCATTGCAATAAATTCTGAGTTCGTAGGTTTCCCCTTGTCGGTATGAACGGTATATCCGAAAATACTGTCTATGGTATCTATTTTCCCTCTT